TCTAGTAGTAAACACAGTATCAGGCTCAACATCATTCATTACACCAGGTCAAATTGTAGGTCAAATTTTTTATTCTCATGGTATAGCAACTTTAACAACAAGTTCTCTAAACACTATGGGGTTTGAAGTGTCTAAAACTCCATCCCAACTATCAAATGTAGAAATCAAATATCGTTCCTCATTTCAAATATATGAGAACCAATATAAAGTAAATATTAGAGAAAATGAATTTGGTTATTCTCTTAACCCATCACTACTTTCGGGTAGTTTAGATGATCAATACTATAGTTTTGTAACAGGTTCTAATTTTGTACCTTATATTACAACTGTAGGTTTATACAACGATAATAAAGAATTATTAGTTGTAGGAAAATTATCTTCCCCTATCCCAGTATCTAAATTTACAGATACAGTAATAGTAGTTAACTACGATTTATAAAACCATGAACTGGACATTACAGCAAAAACCTATAAAGGAAATCTCAGATTTTCCCAATAATACCTTTGGCTTTGTTTATAAAGTAAACCATATCCCAACTGGTAAATCTTATATAGGTAAAAAAGTACTATTCCATAATAGGAAAGTAAAATTAACCAAAAAACAACTTAAAGAATACGAGGGAGTTGTTGGTAGAAGACCATCATATAAAATTGCAGTTAAAGAATCCGATTGGGAAACATATTGGGGTTCAAATAAATATTTAAAAGAACTTATGGCTAATGAGCCAATAGAAAATTTTGAACGTTCAATTTTAAAATGTGTCCCTACTAAGAAACAACTTACATATTTTGAACTCAAATATCAAATGGTGTACCAAGTACTAGAAAAACCAGATGAATTCTTTAATGATAACATCTTAGGAAAGTTCTTCACAAGAGACTTTGATGCCTAAAATAGGTTTCGTATATTCCATATATGATAAATGAACTATTAGTAAATCTAGTTGATTCAGTATTAGGTTCTGGGAAAAGAACAGCTAGGGGAAATAAAGCCTATAGTTGTCCATATTGCAATCACCACAAACCTAAACTTGAAGTTAATTTCTCCCAAGAAAAAAAAGGATATAATCCATTTCACTGTTGGGCTTGTGATAAGAAAGGTAATAGAATATCTCAAATATTTAAAAAAGTAGGAGTATCTCCCGAAAAGTTTGGTGAATTAAAGAAGTTAATAGGGAATGAAGTTGAATATAAAACCCAAAAAACAAAAATAAATTTATCACTTCCAAAAGAATTCAAACCCATAATAGGTAACAGAGACATTATAGCTAGACACGCTAGAGTTTATCTTAAAAACAGAAAAGTAACAGACGATGATATTTTAAAATATGATATAGGATATTGCGGTTCAGGTGAGTATGCTAAGATGATAATTATCCCTTCATACAATTCAGATGGTAGTCTTAATTTTTTCACAGGTCGTTCATTTGATGAAAAACCCTATAGAAAATACAAAAACCCAGAGGTATCTAGAGATGTAATTCCATTTGAACTATTTATTAACTGGGATTTACCACTAATAATATGTGAAGGTCCGTTTGATGCTATGGCTATTAAGAGAAATGCTATACCCTTACTTGGTAAAAATTTACAACAAAGTTTAATGAAAAAAATAGTCACATCCACAGTTAAAAAAATATATATAGCTTTGGATACTGACGCTATGAAACAGTCCTTAAATTTTGCAGAGGACTTTATAAATCAAGGTAAAGAGGTCTATATGGTAGACCTTGAAGGGAAAGACCCAAGTGAAATGGGATTTACCAATTTCACTAACTTAATCCAAAATACGCTTCCTATAAATCAATTTGATTTGATGAAGATGAAGCTACAACTAATATGAGTAAAAAAATAGTATTAAAAAGTCCGTACAAACGTATTCTAGAAGTATCAGATGATGCTCAACAGATTACAATGCCAGATTCCCGTTATTATCAACGTAATGGAGATTATTACCCATCCATTACTTATGTTTTAGGTTCTTACCCAAAAGGCAAGTATTTTGAAGATTGGCTTAAGAAGGTAGGATATGCTTCTGAGCACATTGTGCGTAAAGCAGCAAGTCAAGGTACTGAAACCCACGAAATGATTGAGGATTACTTGAATGGTAAAGAATTAAATTTCCTATCCAAATCAGGTCAACCTCAATACGATGCATTAGTATGGCAAATGTTCTTACGTTTTGTTGATTTTTGGGAAGAATATGATCCAAAGTTGATTGAAGCTGAAGTACACCTATTTTCAGATGAATTAAAGGTAGCAGGTACCTGTGATATGGTATGTGAAATTGAAATCGATGGGAAGACTGAACTGTGGATTATTGATTTTAAAACATCAAATAATCTTCAAACAACCTATGATTTACAAACAGCTATATACGCTAAATGTTATGAAGAATGTTTTGATAAAAAGGCAGATAGATATGGTGTGCTTTGGTTAAAATCTAATAAGAGAAAACCAGCAGATGGTAAAATCCAAGGTAAGGGGTGGGAGATGTATGAATCTAAACGTACACAAGAAGAAAATTTAGACATATTCAAAACTGTAAAAACATTATTTGATTTAGAAAACCCAAACCATTCACCAATATTCACTGAATTTAGAACGCAAGCTAAAAGAAAAGTGTGATATTTATAACAAAATATTAAAATGAACGATTTCAATTTAAAAAAATATTTAGCTGAAGGCCGCTTGTTAAAAGAAAATAAAGACAATCCTAAAGCAATTATATTAGCAGGTGCACCTGGCGCAGGAAAAGGGTATATTCTTAAAGGTTTAGATTTAGGTGGTATAAAAGTAATGAATGTAGATGATATTTACATTGGCTTATTAAAAAAAGCTAATGTATCTTTAGATTTAAAAAATGCCACACCTGAAGAAAGAAGTGAGCAAGCTAAACAAATGGCTGTTGCTAATAAAGAATTTAAAGGTAACATAGCAGCTACTATTGAAGGTAAAGAATCATTTATATTAGACGGAACAGCAGCTTCATATAACTCTACAGTTAAGTTAAAAGATGAATTGGAAGAAGCAGGATATGATGTATTTATGCTTTATGTTTATACTGACTTAGAACGTTCATTATCGCAAAACCAAGATAGATTTGAAAAATCAGGTGGTGAAGACAGAAGTTTAGCTCCTGCGATTGTAATGCGTACGTGGAAAAGTGTAACACAAAATTTAGACAAATACGCAGATTTATTTGGTAATAACTTTGTGGCAGTTGCTAATACATTAGATGATATAGAAAGCATATCAGATTTAGAATCTATCATCAAAAAATATCTTACTCCATTTTCACCTAAAAATACAAAACCTAAAACACCAGCCCAACAGAAACGATCAGATGACAATAAAGCTAAAGATGCTGAAGAGCTTAAAGCTATGTTGAATAGTGACTTTGTATATGATGTAATTAAAACATCAGTATCTAAAGAAGCAGCACAAATGCGTATAAAACAATTTTTAAATGGGTAAAGTAATAGCAGCCTATGGTGGGGGTTTCAAACCACCCACAAAAGGTCACTTCCAAGTAGTAGAAGACGCCCTATCAAAATACCCAGAAATAGATGAATTTATAATTTATGTTGGTAGTGGAACTAGAGATGGAATATCCCAACTAGAATCAATCTTAGTTTGGGAAGTTTATAGTAATTATTTACCTATGAAGGTAAAAATTGAACCATCTAAATCCCCAATAGGTGATATAATTAGATTAGGTAAAAACAACCCACAGGATACAGTTTATTTCATAATAGGGTCTAGAGAAGGAAACGAAGGAGATCAAAAAGATTATGAATCTAGAACTAAAAATATAGAAGAAAAGTACCCAAACATGGAAATTAAACTTATAACCACCTCCCAAGGTGAAATAAGTGGTACTAAAGCAAGGAAAGCACTTTTAATATCACCTGAAGAATTTTATAAATTTACACCTGAGGTTTTAAATGATAATGAAAGAGGAGAAGTATTTGATACATTAAGACAATCTATCACAGAAACATCCAACCTTGAAGACGGTAAATCAGCACCTTTTGGGTCGGGGTATATTGAAGTAAAGGAAATAGTTAACTTTATATCCCTAGAAAAAACCTTAGATGATATGTTTGAGGATTTAGGTATAGATATAAATTTCACAACACATTTTAAAGAAAGGGTTATAGAAAGAGGTCTCACTGAAGATGATATAGTAGAATTGATGGAAAAAATCTATAATATTTACGGAGATGAAGTA